GAACGAAACAGGGACAGGAGATCATATCGAAGTTATTAAAGCTTGGGCAAAAGTTGGCAAGCATTTTTCAGAAGATAGCTTCGTAGATGGTAAATCAACAACAGAGGGTAAGGCAGAAGATGTGCTTTATCCTTCAATGAATAAATAAGGAGTAAATCATGGCGTTACTAGGAAGTTCAAGAGCAACACTACTTGATGTTGCGAGAATCTTAGACCCAAAGGGTCAGATTGATAAAGTAGCAAACTTGCTACAGGAATATAACGATATCTTAGACGATATTCCATTTGTAGAAGGAAACTTGGCCACTGGACACCAGATGACTAAACAGACAAGTAAGCCAACACCTTACTTTCGTTTGTTGAATGAAGGTATCGTTCCTCAGAAAGCTACAACTGGTCAGTACACAGAAGCTTGTGCTATCATGGAAAACCGCAACCAGATTGATATTAACGTTGCACGTTTAAATAATAATACAAAAGCTTTCCGTCTGAGCCAAGACAAGCCAATGATCGAAGCGTTTAGTGATACACTTGCTGATACTTTGATTTATGGGGATAGTTCTACAGATGAAGAGCAGTTTAACGGTTTAGCTACTCGTTATTTTGAACTTGGAACCACAGGTGTAGCTAATCAAGTTATCAATGCTGGTGGTACTGGTTCAGGAAACACTTCAATTTGGTTAGTATGTTGGGGTGCTGATAAAGTTTATAGTATCTATCCTAAAGGACAGAAAGCTGGATTGGATTATCAAGACTTAGGGATTCAAGAAGTAACAACCGATTCCACTACTGGTGCTCGTATGCGTGCTTATGAGTCATGGATGCAGTGGCAGGTTGGATTAGCAGTACAAGATTACCGATATGTTGTTCGTATCTGTAATATTGATGTAGCAAGCTTAGAAACAGCGAGTGATGCGTCAGATACTTCAGCTAATATCTTGAAGTTTATGATTAGAGCACTTGGTAAGTTACCACCTAATGCTGGTTGTAAACCTGTTTTTTATATGAACCAGACTGTTCAGAGTATGTTGGCTGTTAAGTTGTTAGATAAAACTAACGCTTTCTTGACAATCAAGGAAATGAAAAATGTTCCGATTGATCGTCCTAATGGTGTATTGTCTTTTCAAGGCGTACCATGTCGACGTATTGATTCAATCTTAAGTACAGAAACTGCGCTAACTTAAGGATTAGCTAAATAATAAACTAATAAGGAGAATATTATGAATTTAGATGCATTATTAAAGATGAGTGCAGCGCAGGCAGTAACAGTTTCTGCTGCTTCGACTAGCTCTATTGACACGAAGGCAGCTGGTGATTCGTATGAAGGAGCATTTGCTTACTTCAAATGTGATACAACTGCTGGTTCAGGATCTTCAGCTTCAACAGTGAACTTCTTGATTCAGACTTCAGCAACGTCTTCGTTTGCTTCAACAACGACTCTGTTTGATTCAGGAGCGATTGAAGAAGCTAGCATTACTGCTGGTGGTATTGAAAAGAGTGGTAGGTTAGCTCAAGGAGCATTACGTTATCTTCGTGCTTACTACACAGTTGGTAGTCAGCCTTTGACAGCTGGGGCTTTTTCAGCATACATTGTTAAAGATGTAGCAACAGTAATTGAATAAAGTTAATTTGGGGAGTCTGCCAATGCGGGCTCCCCTTAACTCTTGGAGATATTATGAAATACGAAGTATTAGTAACATGTCATGCTGGCGGTAGGTATTGCAAGAAAGGTGAAAATGGTGTGGTTAATATTGTTGAGTTTAGAGATGAGATTGTTAGTCCTTATTTAAAACCTATTGGGAAAGTTAAAGTTGTTGAGCCTGTAAAGAAAAAAGGTCAAGCGTTATCTAGTTTAGGTAAAAAGCCAGAGATCACAACTGGAATGGCAGCTAAACGTAAACCTAAGGAGTAATTTTGGCATCTAAAATCCAAATATATAACATGGCTCTTGGCAATCTTGGTATGCAGAAGATATTTTCTACTGATACGGACGACCCTAGATATAAAGCTTGTGAATTATATTATACCGAAGCACTTAATGATACATACTCTGAGTATGCTTGGGGATTTGCTAATGTAAAAGAACAATTTGCTATTGTATCAGCTACAGTAGTCGGTTGGACTTATGTTTATGCTTATCCACCTAACGGAGCAAGAGTTAACAATGTGTTCTCAGAAGGAAACGTTACTTATAAAGAAGAGCAAGACTTTGAGTTAGTGTTTCTACCGGATCAGAATAAGAAAGTAATTTGTTCTGATGAAGATAGTGCGTATCAAGAGTATACGTATATTGTAGAAGATACAACGATATTCAGTCCTAAATTTGTAGTAGCGTTGGCTTTTAAATTATCAGCTTTGATGGGGCAGACACTCACAACAGATGCCGGTATCGTTTCAGCTATGCAACAAAACGCAGTGATGATTATTAACGAAGCGAAGAGATTAGATGCAACAGAGAAACCTAGAACGGTAAAACAAACTAATACGCTTGCAAATTCGAGGTAGAAAAAATGGAAAATTTAGGAAAAAAAGAAACAGAAATGTATCCTTCAATGGTAGAAGAACCTAGTAAAAATAAAATTGTTTATCCTGGTGGTTCATTGCCAATATCACTACTTAGCAAAGAGCATGATTTGGGGAGTGAGGTTACAATAACTATTAAAGCAAAAATTACTGGAATGCAAAAAACAAAGTATAACGAGAATTTTGATTATGAGGCAATTGAAGCTGAGGTAAAATAGAATGCCAATTAAACCAGGACAAGTTTCCTTTGCTGGCGGTGAGGCAAGCCCATTTCTATATCCAAGAATAGACCTTGCGAAGTATCAGACATTCTTAAGGACGTGTAAGAATTTCTTTGTTCATGCTCATGGCGGAGTTTCAAATAGAAGTGGATTTCGTTATGTAGCTACGACAAAGACTTCAACTAAAAAGACTCGTATTGTTCCTTATATATTCTCAGACTCACAGGCTTATGCTTTAGAGTTTGGAGATAAATACGTAAGGTTTTATACAGATGGCGCGCAAGTTGTAACTGCTCCTTCTACGCCTCTTGAAGTCGTAACGACTTATGATGAAGATGATTTAGCTGATTTAAAATTCAATTCTTCAGCAGATACAATATATATCACACATAAAGACTACGAGACTAAAACTCTTACGCGCTACGGTGCGACTACGTGGACACTAGCGGCTTATACAGCTGATAATGGTCCGTTCATGCCTGAAAACATAGATGATAGCCTTACAATGACAGCCAGCGCATTAAATGGTTCTACTGTTTCTCTTACATCATCAACAGGATATTTCACAGCTGGTAATATTGGTGGGTTATTTACGCTTAAACACTATATGGAAGGTAATTCACAAGCTGAAACATTTACTACAACGGCTGACGGAACGTCAATTAGTTGTTATTCAACATGGCGTATTATATCTCATGGTACATGGTCAGGTAAATTTCAAGTACAGAAGTCTATAAATGGTGGCGGTACGTGGACAATGATGCGTGAGTTTAGTTCAGCAGATGATTATAATGCTAACACTTTTGGTACAGAAGAAGAAGATGCTCCGTTTTTGGTAAGAATTAAAGCTACATCAATTACATCAGGAACGTGCAGTGTAGATATATCAACAGATCCATTTTATCAAGATGGAATATGCAGATGCACGAGTTTTTCTTCGTCAACATCAATAACTGTCGCTACTCTTGTTGATTTTGGGTTGACAACAGCCACAAATGCGTGGTCAGAAGGTTCGTGGTCAGATCGTAGAGGTTATTCATCTGATAGTGTATTTCTACAGGATAGATTAGTTAATACAGGCTCGCCAGATGAGCCAATGACGCTTCACATGACAGAAACTTCAGACTATACGAGTTATATACGCCACCAGAATTTACTTGATACAGATGGTATTTCAATCATATTACGTAGTCGCCAGCTTAATGCTATTAATGGACTTGTAGCATTGCAAAGTCTTTTAGTCTTTACATCATCATCTGAATGGTTAGTTGCTGGTAAAGATGATTTATTCACACCTACGACAACATACAGGAAACCACAAGGCTATCGTGGTTCTGATGGGTTGGACCCTATTATTGTTGGAGATACAGTTATTTATTTACAGTCAAATGGACAGGTTTTAAGGTCTTTCGCATATAGTTTTGAGAAAGATGGGTATACTGGCGTAGACTTAAGGATTATGAGTTCACATTTGTTTGTAGGGCATGAGATTGTTGATATGGCGTACCAGCAAGACAATGATTCTATTATATGGATGGTTCGTGATGATGGTGTTTTGCTTTCAATGACGATAATGCTTGAACAAGAAGTCATAGCTTTCGCGAAACATGAGACTGATGGTTTAGTTGAATCGTGTTGTGTGATACCAGCAGATGGTTATGACGAGTTATGGTTAACAGTAGTAAGAACTCTTGGGACTTTCGTTGAAAGAATGCAAGAGAGGGTACAGTCAACAGACGTTATGGATAATGTATTCTTAGATTCATTTGTCGGGAATAGCGATACCATGTCAACATCAGTTACGTTGTTAGATCATTTGGAAGGTCAAAACGTAAGGATAATTGGGGATGGTGTTGTATATCCAGCACAAAAGGTCGTTTCAGGTGCTGTAACATTACCGGAAAAAAGATTAGATAAATATGTAGGTTTAGCTTATAACGCTGACTTTGGCACTTTGGATATTGCAAAGTCTGATGATAAAGGCATGGTTAAGGGTCGTAAAGTAAAAGTAAGTAACGCAACTTTCGAGGTATTAAACTCACGTGGTGGATGGGTAGGACCGGATGAAGATAATATCTATGAAGCATTTATCCCTACTAGAGATAGCTTAGACGAAGCACCAGCTTTATTCTCAGGACCAAGACGAGTTGCAATAGGAGCAAGTTATTCAGATGGTGGTAGTGTATTTTATAGGCAAAGTGATCCGCTCCCGATCACGATAACATGCGTGGTTCCTGAATTAACTCCGTAAAGGAAAAATGAAATACAACAAAGACAACATAACAGTTACAGATTCAGTATATCAAGATGTTATTCATATGAGTCCATATATAAGGAAAGATGATATTGCCGAAATTGAAGCTACTGGAATGACACCCTTTGATTGTTTAACTCAATCTTATGACGATTCTATTTATAGATATACTGTTAAGATTCACGATTGCCCAGTTTGCATGTTCGGATTAAATGCTGATAGTTTGATGGGAGAAAGAGCAAAGATATGGTTAATTGCGACAGATGGGTTAAGTAGGATTCAACGACGCTTTGCAAGGCACAGTAAGGATTTTTTAAAGGAAGCTTTAGAGTCTTATCCAGTTCTTTATAATTATATTGATGTTAGGAATGTAGAGTCTATTAAATGGTTAAAGTGGTTAGGTGCGAATATTGTCAGTACAGGGGCATATGGGGTTAACGGAGAAGAGTTTCATTACTTTGAGTTTTCAAGTAAGAAAGAAATTAAAAACATTTTTACTGATTTAAGCATTCCTCCACGTAAGAAGATAATATTATTTGAAAGAATGTTAAAGCAACATCCCGACGCTATATTTGCAGGAGACAAGAATGAGCCACCTTGTAAGCATGAATTTACTGAAGGAATTTATACGCGAACAATAACAATTCCTAAAGGAATGGTGTTGACAGGTGCAATACATAAACACGATCATCCTAATTTCTTAATGAAAGGAAAAGTTCAAGTTTATACTGAATTTGGTGGATTAGAAATGTTAGAGGCTCCACAAGTAATTATGTCAAGGTCAAAAACTAAAAGGGTAGTATTTACGTTAGAAGAGACAGTATGGTCAACGGTGCATTTGAATCCTACTGAAGAAAGAGACCCCGACAAACTTAAAAAAATGCTCACAGCAGAAAGCTATGAACAATTAGAATATAAAGAGGAGAATATACCATGTCTATGTGGGTAGTCGGAGCAATGGTTGTTTATGGTGCGTATTCGATGTATAGCACTTACCAGCAAGGAAAAGCTCAAGAAAAAATGTATCAGGCTCAAGCTGACCAAGCAAGACAAGAAGCTAAGGCCGCAGAAGATAGAGCACAATCTCAATCTGAACTTGCACAAGATCAAGGCAAAGAACAGAGTGTTAAATTACGACGACAACAAATGAAGTTTCTAGCTAGTCAAAAAGCTAATTTAGCAGCTATGGGTATTTCAGGAGTATCAACAGAAGATATTATTTCAGATACAACAATGATACAAGAGCAAGATAAGGCAACACTTAAATGGAATGCTGATATGGCATCATGGGAAGCAGTAACGACAGGAACGTACCAATCGTGGGCTAGTAATAATCAAGCGGCTGTAGCAGATGCTTCAAAGTATAATACACGTAAAGCTACTAATATGAAGATGACATCTACATTTTTAAAGACAGCAGTTGGTGTGACAGGAGCGTTTGCTGGTGGTGCTGGGTCAGCAAGCCAAGCAAATTCAGCTGGTACAGGTGGATCAGTTAATACAGGTATGACAGCTGGTGGTTCTTCATTTGGGAGTGGTACCAGAGGGGTTTTTGCAGGGGCGAGTAGATCAAGAGTTTACTAATATTAAGGAGATACATAGATGAAGGTTCCAACAGCAGAACGACAAGTAAGTAAGAATTTAGGTAACATACCAAAATTACCTAGTATCTCAACAGGTGGACCTACAGCTTACGGGGTTGGAGTTGCTCAAGCAGGCGAAGAGTTGGCTAGTACAGTAAGCAGTTCTGTTCAGAAACTTGCAAAACAACGTGAAGCGAATAAAAAAAGAGAAGATGCTGCGTTGAATGCTAGATTGTTAAATGATTTTAAAAATAGAAATCAGGACCAACTATATTCTCAAGAAGAAATAACAAAAAACATCGGTGGCGTTGACTATAAAATGCTTAAAGGTGCAAAGTTACGTGAGGAATGGCAAGCAAATGGAATAACAAAAGACTATGATGATTTTTATGCTAATAATCAGAATGAGTTTTTAGAAAAGTCAAACGATCCGGAATCATTATATTTACAGATGGAAGCTATTAAACAAGCTACTCTTCCTAGAATTGGAATGCATGAAGTTGCACAAGCGAAAGCCGACCAAGATAATTCTTATAAGACTATTATAGGTGGGAATATAGTTAAATGTTATGACGCAATATCTCCAAAAGAACTTAGCACTTTATTTGATGAATCTGAATACTACCAAAAGAAATTAGATCCTGATGGAGTAGAAGGTGTATTTAATAAGATGGCAGATAAAGCAATATCCGGTGCAGTTATGAGAG